CAACCATTAATTTTTTTACACGTTGCCATAACTCAAATGTTAACTCAGCATCTTTCTCTGCGTAGGCACCTACTACCAATGCTGGGAGTTGCCACATATCTTTTTTAGCGTCGAGTCCTCTTTCCTTTGCTGCATTAGTTAACGCAGTTTCATTTTTACCTTTGTCTAAGTATACCCAGGACAAAGTATTAAGTGTAAAAGAGTACCTATTTTCATCTAGAAGTGAGGACGCAATCATTGTATCTACTATTAAACCATTGATTTTTAAACCTAAATTACGTATCCAACAAACATCGTACATAGCATTATGAAATATTTTTGTAGCTGGACACTCTAGAATATCTTTAAACCACTCTAAAGTTTTTTTCCTATCTGAATTAGGTCCTTCTGCATGCGCAATAGGAAAATACCAAGAGCCTGTTTCTACAGCCACTGCTATGCCTACTACTTCACCTTGACCTATAACAGCACCTGATCCTTTTGTTTTTAAATCAGGGTCTTTAGTTTCTAAATCAATTGCAATTTCGGGATAGTTTCTTAAGTCTGGGTACTCGTCTGGTGCTACCCATTCAGTTTGTAATAAGTAAGGAGGTATTTTCATTCGGAATAGTCTCTATCAATAGCCATTTGACAGTAGTGAATTGCTTTTTCCAAATCTTGCTTTTGTCCTTTCTGTTTGTGTCTGCACAAATATTTTATAGCGTTTCCCTCTGCAAAGGGAATATTATTTTTGTTAATAAATTCTGATGGTTGAATAGTCATCGATTGATAGTGATCCCCACCAATTTGTTTGTCATAAGCGTCACTCATAATGCGTATTCCTTTCGGTGTACTTTCGAAACTAGTTTGTATAGATTAATTCTTGCTCTCGTACTGCCCACATACCATACTCTATGCTCCTCATCTTGTTTGTCAATGCTTAATGCAATTCCATGTTGAACCTTTCTCCCTTGATGTAAAGATAAAATTACGTTATCTTCTTCCCCACCTTTAGCTGCATGAATTGTAGAAACAAATATTCTAGCATCCTCATTTAATTTTTCATTGCTTGCTAATAAGTTTTGAATATATAAAATATCTTCCTGACTAGCCTGCGTGAATACCTCATACCATTCTTTAGCTGAGTCCCATTTGTCTTCAGGGGCGTACTCTCTTATTTCTGCAATATCTTTTGGCTCAAGTTTTTCATCAAAGCGCCAGCTAGTGTAAGCCACTGCTGCTTTATACAGACTAACCTTAAAACTTTTTCCTTTATTACTCTGGTAATATAAACCTTTTCTCCTCAGCTCTTCCATTATTTTTAATAAATTATTTTTTGTCCTGCTTAAGATTAGCCACCTACCTTTTGTAAGGTCTACTTGTCCTAAATTAGAGATATGAGACGCAAGACCCTCTTGCGCTCTAGGGAAGTAATCTTTTTGTTTCCTGATGCCTGATATCCGACCCACTATTATTTGTGATTGTTCCAGGACAGCTTTTGAAACACGTCTAGAATATCTTAATACTTTTTCTTGAGCCGGTTCGTTTATAAATCTATTTACATCAGCACCAGCCCAGGCGAAGATGGCTTGATCATCATCACCAGCTAAATACATATCTTTTGTTTTTTCTTTTAATACATCATAAAGTTTCCATTGTAATGGGGATAGGTCTTGGGCTTCATCAATAAACACGGCTTGGAATGTAGGGAATTCAGGGGTATCTTTTAATTTAATAACATCTGTGATGATGTCATTAAAGTCTTTTAACTTATTCTTCTCTTTATATTCTTTAAGGTTCACTTCTATATGTCTTAAGGTGGTCCACTCTATGTCTTTGTGATCATGTTCATTACGATCAAACTCAACTCTCACCGAAGTGTCTCTATTTATTGCTCTTCCGATTAATTGGAAGTAAGGATTATTACAAGTTAAGAAATGAGTCTCTTCTTTATTATAGGCGTCAGAGAAATTAACTCTTATTCCTAATTTTTTTCCCAAGTCTGCATAGTGATAAGGCTGCATTATGTTTTCTTCTTTTAAACCTAAGAGATGAAAACCGAAGGCGTGAAGGGTTTGAAAATAAGGTACATCCTTTTCAGATACACCTATTCTAGAGCGTGCTTCCCCTGCAGCTTTTCGTGTAAAAGCAAAATACCCTATCTTATGATAAGGAATTCCAACCCTGCGATAGGCCTGGGCTCTTCTTATTAATCTAAAGGTTTTCCCTGTACCAGGTGGACCATAGATTTTATAAACCCGAGCCATTGGATTTTTTAGTTAGTGTGTCTCCAAACGTCCCTTTATAACCATATGTTCCATAATGAACTACCTCTGAATTTAAATTAGCCCACATCTCAAAGCCTGCTGCTTTAGTTAAATTGCAGAATCTAACATCTTCTCCTTCCCATAAACCAATCTTTGGATCAAAGTCTGTATCGAAGAAGTTAAATAAATATTTATCTCCTACCTCTTTTGGAATTCCATTAAACTGTTTTATTTTAAAATCAGGATGATCCTTTATTAATTTTTCAAAGACTCTTCTATGAATCAATGTTAATCCAGCTGGACCTTTAGCTATCTTAGTAATTCCAAAGGGTTCTACATTAATATTATTCTTGTCTTCAAAAGCTACAGAATATCTAACAGAGATATCCTCTGTCTTTTTTCTATAGGGAGTACATATATAATCTTTCTTAGTCACTAACATTCTTGCCACTGCGTCTGGTTCAAACTGAACATCGGCATCAACAAATAGTAAATAATCAAAGTTAGAAGATAAAAATAATGCCACTAATATATTTCTTCCATAACCTACATAGGGGCATTTAAATGTACTAATGTTCATCTTAATTCCGCTTGCAGTCATGCTGTCAAATAACTTTATTAAAGATAAACATGTTGCGGTATGCATGGTGTCATAAGTAGGCATACCCACATATACTTTGGGTGGTGGTGCTTTTGTCTTTTCGATTGGAGAAGCTCCCCAACCGGCGTCTTTATTTTTCATACTATATCCTCCTTGTTTTCTATTTGTATGATTTCGTCTGGTGTTTCTTCCTTAGCTAAATCTAGCGTGGGAATTTTTAAACAACGTATAGGGGTCCAAGATTTTGTATTTTCTCCTTTTGGAAATCTTTTTTGAACCCCAAATTCTCCCTTAAAAATATTTTTTATCATAATTCCTGTACGAGAGGCATCTTTCCTCCACTCAAATCGTTTTGCGTCATCCATAAATTTATCAAAAACAAAAAAGTAATGGCCGTCATCCTCTAACACTGAACCGCTTTCAAAACTTGCGTGAGTTGTGGCCTTAGGCCCGTTGACATATGTTATTAAAAGTTTTTTTAAGATGTCAACGGGACTTGTACCCACCGGCGGAGCTAAATCTTCCGGTGGATACAAAGAGTCTAATATGGTTTCAAATTGAGTTTGTTTTATAATAGGAGGGCAGACACCGGTTTGGGCTGCGATTAATGATCTGAGTTCTCTCATCTCTGTTACTTTTTTAACATCTTTAGCATGAACTTGAATTGTTTTACTAGGAGATACTTCTACATTGAAATAGAACTCGGGGTCTGGTTTATAATTAATTCTAATTAACCCTGAGATCAGTGGCCACGCATTTTTTCTACCCACACTGATTCCAAATTTTCTTTTTACACAAGTTGCTTTTGCACAATAGTTGCTTATAGGTTCCGCGTTACATTGATGACCCGCTGTATCTTTTTTCCAATATTTAATTTTTTCTTTTACTTTCTCGTCTCCCCACACTTTATCGTACTGAATATAATCTCTCCCTGCTTGTAGGACAGCGTCTTCCCATGAGTCTTTATATTTCTTTTTTGCAAATACCATGTACTCATACAAGAATCTATCTCTTCCATCAGTTAGTTTTTTACCGGACTCCATTACTTCCTTACAGATCATTTGGAGACATGGAGGACCATCAGCTAATGCTTCTGGACCACCTGTAATAACTTCCTTTATTTTTGTGGTGGCTATTTCTTTTAATTGTTCTAGGGTTAGTAAATTGTTTTCTATGACATTCAAACCGTCTTTAAGCTTTAATATAGTACCATCAGGTAAATAAACTCCACTATCTTCTAGGGGAGCGTACGGCAGATTTATAAACTGCCCAACTTGTTTGGCGTTGTCAGCAGTTAATCCTAATTTAGTTTGTTTAGGAAATATTTCTGTCTTGGCAGGTAAACCAAATATAAATAATAATGAAGATAAAAACTCTCTAATAGCAGACGCTGAGACAGGTGTTTTGGTGAATACATATATATGTAGGCCCCCACTTTTTGATTTAATAGGGACGACAGGTAGGTTTTTGTCTTGGATAATTTTTAAATATTTTTGTGCTGTGAAATTTGTATAATTTTTGGGGTCAATATCTATGGCACCGAACGAGGCGTTACTCTGATCATCGCAAGGCTGAATACCTATTCCTACATCCCCTTCTAAGTGTTTCGTATAATCAGCGTCTGTAATATTTCTTTTTTTCCATCCATAGGCCTTGTCTTCATCTCGAAATTTTATTTTACCAGTCTCTGGATCAGGAAATCCTTTGAGGATTTCTCGATAACCAAAATCTCTATCTAATCCTTTAAAAAAATCTTTAAACTCTTTCATAAGCTCCTTTATATTTAGAGGCGCCTCCACTCTCGCTTCAGCGCCCCCTCGTCGACAACATCCTCATATGATTATGAGAAATATGAGGAATTATACAATATCTTTTGCTTTCTCTGCTGCAGCGTATTTAGGTCTTGTCACACCTTTAGAAACTTGTTTCTGAAGTTGTGCTGCCATTTCATACATCCCGGCATCCACGGACTCACCAATATTAAGATTTCTTACTCTTGATGGTCTGTAAACATGCCAGCTTTTACTGCCAGATGTTTTACCAACTGTTTTTAAATTATATACAGCTGAGTATGTTGCAGGATTGAAGGAACCTTTTTCATCTGTAATTCTTAAGTTTTTAATCAGATTATTAAGTTCTCTTGCTGGAGATAAGTTAGATGATCTCATTGGAATCACTGCAGGTTTTAATTCTTTATCTACTAATGCTAGTACATAAAAATATGCAGTCTTCTCAACGTAGTTACCATTCGGTAATCTATATCTACCATTTCTTTCCTCAACAGCATCCTTTGGAATCTCTAAGTGAACTCCAACGGGAGCAGAAGCACTATCGCCTCTCTCCTGCCATTCAGGAAATCTAGTTTGTGAGTGAGCGACAATAATATTTAAGCCCTCTTGCCCATTAATCAGTTTACCAAATCCAGAGGCATATATCATCCCCGGTTTAGAACCTGTTACATGTTTGGCATCTCTCTCATTACACTCAGGAGATAATTGATGTAGAATTTTTAAAATCGGCGTTGATACGTCATCCGCTTTAATTTCTTCTGCACCTTTTCCCATATCTGCTCTGAGATTTATAGTTGCCAATGCACCTGCATTGGTTTTCTTTGCTACTTGACTTTCCATTATTACTCCTTGTTAGTTTGTTAGTTTAGTAGTCTATTTGGTTTTTATTTTCGTTTGATTTCCTTCAAACGTGCGAAATAACTCCGAAGGTATACTACCACCGCGCTTGTGATGATCCTCCAGAGTTACTCGTAATGACATAGGATGAACAGCAACTTTACGTTCCGGTTCGTATCCTTGGCCACGTGCAAGGGAAGTGTATTGCTCCGCCTTGTTATCTTCTTCCGGACCAAAACGTACTGTGATTTCATTTTTCACAATATCGCCCATGCCCTTTTCTCGAAGCCAGTTGTAGGCGCTTTCTTTTTTATCTGCAATAATAGCAGCGCCAAAAATTTGTTTAACAGCAATCTCTGAACCGTCTTTAAGTTTTAATGTACTTAAATTCATTTCACCCATGAGATCAGGGATGACAATGTTAGAATAGTATTTTTCTCTCTCTTTTAATTCTTTTATTTTTTCGTCTTGATTAGAGATTTCTTGCTGAATAGATTGTAATGTAGCAATCTCTGTTGTTAGTTTTTGTGGGTCGATGTTCGCAACCTGATTAGGTGCATCTTCTCTTAAGTTTATGGTCATATAATCTTTCCTATATATATTTATTAATTTAATATATCCTTATATATAGGAGAATTTTATATTGTCAACCCTTTTGATGAATATTTACTTCTATTGGATAGTAAGTTTTTTCTTGACGGTCCCACTTTAACAACTTGAATTTACCTGTGGTTAAATCGGACACTATCGAACAGGTCACCCCAATAATTGCAGGATCTCCTGATAATAAAAGATAGTCGTCCTCTGTTATATCCTTTAACAACAATCTAAGTTTATGAATTAAAGGACCTGGAGATAATATCATTTGTGAAAATTCCGGTAAGAGGGTCACAATTTCGCCATATTTCTGAGCCCCTAAAATATTATATTTAGGTTCCCCTTTTGTGGTTCCCGGTATTTGTTGAATTAGATATACTTTACTCATTGACTTTTTTCTTTCATAATATATATACTATTTTTAGAAAGAAAAGCAAACTATGTTTTATAAATTTAAGACCAAACCGTATGCCCATCAATTAAAGGCGTTAGAGCGTTCTTGGGAGAAGGAAAATTTTGCCTATTTCATGGAAATGGGTACTGGAAAATCTAAAGTACTACTCGATAATGCTTCTATGCTTTATGATAAAGGTTTAATAAATGGTCTCTTATTAATAGCTCCTAAAGGGGTTTATAAAAACTGGTTTGAGGGTGAAATACCTACTCACTTAGTAGATCATATAGAGAAAAAAATAGTATTATGGAAAACTTCGGATAAATCCTCTGAACAATCTATAAAATTAAACACTTTATTTTCCCTAGGCACTGATTTTCATATTCTTATTATGAATGTAGAAGCATTCTCTTATCCTTTTGGATGTGAGTTTGCACGAAGATTTTTATCTTCTCATAAAGCTATGATGGCTATTGATGAGTCTACCACTATTAAAACTCCCACTGCAAAACGTACAAAGAATATTCTTAAGTTAAGAAGCCTGGCCAAATATAGAAGAATTCTTACTGGTTCGCCGGTTACTAATTCTCCACTAGATTTATATAGTCAATGTGAATTTCTTGATCCCTGGTGCTTGGGCGATCATCAATCTTACTTTACATTTAGAGCAAGGTATTCAGTAATGAAGACTATTAATCTAGGTTCTCGTTCAGTTAATGTGGTAGTGGGTTATAGAAATTTAGGGGAGCTTTCAGAAAAGGTTAAACCTTTTTCTGAAAGAGTTTTAAAAGAGGATTGTTTAGATCTTCCTAAGAAAACATATATGAAGAGAATAGTGACCATGACTAAACCACAAGAAAAAGTTTATAGAGAAATGAAAAAATATGCGATGGCTCAGCTGGCCGGAAAGAGTGTTACTACTTCTACAGTAATGGTACAGTTAATGAGATTGCACCAAATCAGCTGTGGCCACTTCACTGCCGATGATGGAACTGTTCAAGAAATTCCATGTAATAGAGTTGCTGAGCTAATGGACATATTATCTGAAATGGAAGGAAAAGCGGTTATATGGTCTCATTATCAAAAAGACGTGCAGAGAATATTAAAAGAAATTAAAAAGAAATATGGAGACGACTCCGTAGTAGATTATTATGGACTAACTCCTCAAGACGACAGACAAGAGAATATTAAAAAGTTTCAAGAAGACGACAAATGCAGATTCTTTGTAGGAACAACACAAACCGGGGGCTACGGCATAACTTTAACTGCAGCGAGTAATATGATTTATTTTTCTAATGGTTATGACTTAGAAAAGCGTATGCAGTCTGAAGCGAGAATAGATAGGATCGGTCAAACTAAGCCAATGACCTATATCGACATTATTACAGAGGATACAATTGATAATAAAATCTTACAAGCTTTACGTAAGAAAGTTAATATAGCTACCGAAATTATGGGGGAAGACTTAAAGGAATGGATATAGGAAAATATAGGATATACGCGCGAGGCGCTATGATTTATGAAAATGGATAAAACTCTAATTTTTGGTTTCCCGGTTTTTACCACTCAAATCTCAAAAAGCCTCTATGAGAGAAAAAAAATAATTTCTGCCATTGAACAAAATTTTAAAATAAACAACCAAAGAAATAAGTGGGACAACCAGAGTGTTATGCATCATTCATATAATGACTGGTCTAATCCTACGTACAAGAAGGTAGATTTTTCTACTCTTCTTCCTATCTATAAAAAAGTAATTCAAGAAATTATAGATCAAATGTCTTTCAGTAAACCTATACAATATACTTTTCAGATAGTTAACTATACTTGTTTAGGTAGTTCCAATTACATGGCCTCTCATGACCATCCAGGGTGTGACTTTAGTGCGGTCCACTATTTACAATTTGATAAAGTTAACCACAGTCCAACTCTTTTTGAAAACAGTTCACCTCATGTAAATTATATGCTCACACTTAGACCTGACCTACTTGCTACTCTAGCCCCCAATCATAATGTAAATTCATGGGCTTATAGAGATTGGAAACTAGATTCTGATGAAGATGATTTTTGTTTGGTCCCTGGAGTTATGCGTCATTGCATAGAGTCACAGCAGTCTAAAAAAAAGAATAGAATAACC